ACATTATACGAAGCGGTAAAAATAACTATGTGTAATGTATAGCTTTATTTCGGTTTTCCGAAGATTTCAGGATGTGCAATGTTACTTGCACCATCCTCGTCTAAAACATCAATCATTAAATTACCTTTGGCAACTCAACTTGTTTAACGACATACTTCATAGATTTTCCTGAAGTAACCATTTCAAATGTGATATCAGCTTCTAACGGAAATTTATGTTGCTTAAGCAACACTAGATTTGTTCGGTCTTGCCAGTTAAAAACCTCACATGCATTACCAACCGCATTACCTTGCGATTGATCAAGTGGAACCTCACAGTACAAAGCTACATGATCATAATGACGACCATCGTCAGTTTTAAAATCAACAGCCTTAGCGCCTAAGATTTTCACTTTGTTTTTAAATTGCATCATTGCTACATTCTCCGAGCAGTTATAAGCACATGATCTAACCGCTTTGGATAAGCGAATTGATCAGAGCAAGAAATAATATTGATTAACTCTTCAGGTTCAAAAACCTGTTTAAAAACATTGATATACTTACCATATTGGTGTTTAAGGTTCTTAATGGCAGTATCAAAGTTAATACGTGCAACCTTTTGAATTGTTTCAATTCTTGCAGGTTGAATATCTTCAGATAAAAATGCGAAACATGGATATGAAGCTATGAAATACTCACTTGGAGCCAACAACATATCGAACGGTAAAACACGGTCAATCGACTTAAACTCAACTTCAGCACGTTGCCAGTTATCATTCGGATCACCTTCAGCTCGACCTTTCTCATACAAGCGAAGCATCTTGCCCGATTCACGTGCACCGACCATTAATGTACGTCCTTTACCGTTTGGACGTTTCCAATTGCCTTTATGCTCGATATTCGGCATACGGTTACCACAGCTAAAACCGCCTAAACCATCTTGCATATTGCCCCAATCAACATTGATCTTTTTACCTTCAAAGTCGTCATGTGCAATATCAACACGAGTTAATTTAGCTCGTTTGGCCATAGTTACTAAGAAGTTATAAAGTCTTAATTCCCAACCACTTTTAGCAAAGTTGCAACCACGGCCGTTAATCATAATTAAGATGGTATTACGTTGACCGCCAATGCAGACAAAGCCGAAATCTTCACCTAGTACATAGCTTTCTTTATAGAAATTCAGACCACCATGACGGCATGCAGTCGTTGAGAATCCAAAGATATGATGTAACTGGTGGTCCAGTTCCTCTACAGCAGCCGTCCAACGGTGTGTATCGATAATGTATTCATCTTCATTCCAATACTTATCGCCTAGAGTCTCAATTCCGATTGTGAAATTTACCCAGTCAATCACGGCAATTTCATTGTCAGCAGGCAGACGGCATTGAACTGGTTTAACACCTGAAGATGTCATCACCATGTGAGCGTATGGAATTGTGTATAACGAATGCTCTTGATACGGGAGATCGGCGTCTTGCAGTTGCGTATCGGATGTCTTTACCCCCATCTTATTAATGGGGAAATTCAATCCCCCCGATAAAGCTGTGGGGTTTGGTTGTTTTTTATACTCATCCATTAGCAAATCCCCATTGAACGGAAATTATCGTTCTCAGCCTTGATCGAATCGCAATACTCAGCAACTTTGGCAGACTTATAGCCCCACTCGACCATAGTCATTTCAATGTGAAAAAGAACGAGCTCAGACTCGTAGGCTGGATTGCCCCCAATAATTAACTGAACAGCACGATCAAAAATGTTCTTGGCTACGATTTCAAAAGCTTGTTCTTTTCCCATTGCAACAGCATCACATGCAACTATTTGACAGAAATATAACAGAATTGCGCGTAACACTGCAACGTGTGACACAATAATATTGTTGCATTAAACATTGTTGGGACAATGAAATGAAAAAATCAGACTTATCAAAAACTTATAGAGTTCGTGGGGAATTCGTTGAATCAATCAAAGAGAAATCACTAGATTTCATCATTGAAACCAAGGAAAGAATTGAGGAAGCGGATATCATTAACGCATTGATTTACAAGCATTTAAACTCAATAACATCGAAAGATGTAACAAAATATATTGAGGAAGTAAAAAAAGCAGATTAGTAGTATTTGTTGATCCCGACTACTAAAAGCCCCCCTGCTCTAGCCTTCAGATCGCATAATGCCGACTATGTAAAATAACGCCGATTTGCGGTTGGAATGATTGCAAATCGGCTATGTTACATAATCTGGCACACATTATGCGAACTTTCAGACGCTAAAAAGTGCATTTAAATACAGAGAGGAAAGAAGCAAATAACATCCCTGTAATGAAGAAAAACATCGCAATAAAAATAAAAACCTTAATAGGAAAAAATTGCATTTTAAACTTAAGTACATGTGCATCATGTTTTGTCATATTCTACCAGTCCATTAGGTAAAGAATTATCCGCAAAGGTGGTGACTTGCTCTAAAATATCAAACGCTTTATTAATACTTTCTTTATCGGTCAAGTAACCACATTTCACTAAAACATCAATTGCACCAGACAACTCATTTAGATTTTTTAAACAATCCAAAGGCAATAAAGAAGTATCTATCACTTGGCTTGCTTTTTCTTCTAAATATTCAAAAACTTGTTTTGTCATATATCCCCCGTCAAAGTGTCTAGACTACGCCTTGAGACACTCAAAATTTATACAAGATTTAATTGTTTACTCGATGTGTCTCAATTCCCCTGAAGACACTTTTCTATACCGCTACGTTACATCAAAGAGACGGTTTTTTGTAGTCAAAGGGAATGATTTCAAATCGTTATAAATCCCAATTAGGGTCTCTCTCTAAGCCACGCTGTATATAGTTTTCAGCATATTGAATCGGTTGTTGACGTTGTGGAATCTGCTCAACAGAATCCTTTCTCAAAGCTTCTGTATTCATAGGTTCATTACGTGGTTGAGCAAAATAATTAAAAGGTCGATCACCTGCATGTTTTAAGAGTCGTCTGCAATCTGATTGAGACACATCATGCAAAATTGTACCTTGCTGGGTATATGCTACATAACGTCCATTCTGCTTCATACAACCACTAAACACAGGCTTTGACGTAATCTCATAACTGACTTGACTAGCATCAATATCATAAGGCTTATTAGGATTGTATTTAAGCACAATACTTTGCATGTCATTTTGCTCTTTTGCCAATAATTCAGCATTTCTTTTTGTCGGATCGCGTAAGTCTGCACATTGCTCAATGGTTAAACCATACTGTTTAGAACACTGCTGATCTAATAAAAGATTCTGTTCGTCAGTCTTCTGATTAACCGTTTGACCATTCGTTTTACTATCTTTTTTGGTATCTGATGCACTTTGTTTATCCTCAAATCTTTGCGGGTTAAAAGATTTAGTATTCATTAAACCAAATACTACAAAACCAACTATTCCTAAAATAATTGATACATAGATAAATAACTGTTTTGGTAACTTAAATTTGATACTGGAATGGTCAGACGCAGAATGATAAAGCTTTTGATATTCGTCTTTAAAATGAAAGCGATAATGGTCGAAATACTTCTTATGTTTAGCATTACGATTTGCAGCAGGTTCAGGGCTAGATAACCACTTATCAAATACAAAAACATTTGTATAAGGCGGTTTAGAACTAGGACGCTTTATGAAGTACATCTTATCAATAAGCTTATGAATACCTTTTTCAATACGCGCAGGGTCCTGAGTAATTAACCAAATATCCTTGTTAAAATGACCATGAATTGTAAGGTCCTTAATCATCTGATCTTGAGAGTATTGATTACCCTTGTACTCATATGCTTTACGCATATGTACTTCATCATAAATAATAATTGAACCATCCGGAGTATCCCGCCAATCATCTGGAGCAGGTTCAACTTCAGGTATTCTCAGACCATCAATATCACAATAAATTTGTCTTGCCGGTTTACCTTGTTCTTCTAATTTTTTATTTTCTTCAAGCATATCTAATATGGTTTTCACCATAAATTGAGATTTGCCATTACGTGGTTGACCACATACTAAATTAATCACTTTTTCGTACCCCAACTTGCATACTTGATAATGCAACACGTAAGGCAATAGCAGATAAAACCATACTGATAGCTTGATCAAATCCACTTAGACCAACAACATACAATACGTTGCCCAATGTGCCCCAATAACTTTGAATAGTGCTTACAGCTAAGGAAAATGCTCCTTGTGTTGCACCGTATGTAAATAAAGAAAGTCCAGCACCTTTAAGTAATTTTGAGACGGCACTAGATAAAATTGTTTCTGATACTTTAGAAAGAAGACTAGCTAAACTCATAGTTAATCTTCTCCCTTAACATTAATACCCGCAACAATAAAAGCTGAAGTAATAGCACCAACAGCCAACACAGCAGGCTTAAAGAAAGTAAGAGCATCACAAACAGGTTGATAAGGTAATTCAAGAGTATAAGTCTGACCCATTAAAGTGAATTGAACAGAATCTTTTGGACAAGCATCCGAACCCGTAAGTGTTACAGTACCTGCCGATACATCTTCATCAAATTCAACTTTTTCAGGGTCTTTCTGTTCAGGATCTTCTTTCATCCATTCATCTGTTTTTTTCCAATCGTCATACCATTTACAGACCGTAAAAGCCCATTCACAAAATATTGGAAACTCAATTGATATGGATTGACCACCAGTCGGATTTCCTTCAGGGTCTTTAATCGGTTCAGCTTTACCGTCAGCAGTCCCACCATCTTCATCCCATGTGCGATCATTAGCATTAGGTGCAGATTCTGAAGGTGGATTAGCATATTGAGGCGAACCATAAGGAGCAGGTTGATTATTAGGTGTTTGTGGAGCGTTCTTTAATTTCTGGTCCATCTCATTAGCTAAATCATCACCAACACCATTACCTGAGTGTTGATAGCTATCAGCTACAGAGCTATTCATAAGACCAGTATTAGCAATAGGATTATAATGTTCTGGATTTACAGGATCGTTATAGCCTTCACCCATCATTGCAGCCCCTAATAACTCAGGTGTTAAAGGAATTGTTTGATCTTGGGGTGGTTCTCCATTTGGATCATAATCTGGATTTACAACATACTGAATAGTAACGTTTCCGACTAAAGCGCCAGAAGAATCAAAAAGATAAACTGTTTTATAATCAGCGTTAATAGTGTCTTTTATTTGGTAAGAACGTGCCTGTTTTGATGAGGCAGCAGTTGAATTGTGATAAGCCATATATGCAGCAGCAGCTGCGGTAGTAGTCGAATAATAACCAATATTTGTCCAATGCCATGCACGTGGTAAAGTCGGGTCTTTGTCTGGGTCAGCAGGTTTTTTCTTTACGTATGCACCATCCTCCATAACCCAACCAATTGCTTCAATAAGCTGAGTCGCTGCCATAACACCAACCATTTGTACGCCTGGATTCTTTGCATAGAATGCAACACGCTTGAACATAGATGCACCCACTTTTGAAGCTGTAGGCGATGCTTCTGCAATAGCAATTCTTGTTACCGTTTTTGTTTTTGCTGACACAGGGTCAGTTTCAGTGAAAGACCTTGCAGAACGCCCATAGACACGTCTTGCATAATCTTCACGGTTTTGCTGTAACTTAATTTCGCGCTGAAGCCACCAATCACCATCATCGGTGGCGTTAGCTTCAGTCATTAGAATTATTGGTGAAAGGATAATTGAGAGAGATAAGTAAAAGCGGATTGTTGTTGAAATTGTTCTTCTTAAAACATTTTTATACCAATATAAATCATCATTAATAGCCATATGTACGCCCCAATATCACCCATGCTTCACCCCGTAAACGCGACTGCGAGCCCTCGCGCGTTTACGGTGGCTCGCATGTAATACACTGGTTCTTAGAATGCAGAACGGATGTATTTAAATACTTTAATACCTAGCGGAATCAAAATTGCAGCAGCAGCTACAGTAGCACCCGCAACCTGAGCACCAGACAACTCCCCAGTAATTTCAGTTACATCAATTGCAGCATTCGATGCAGCAGTTACCCCCGCAGCCGTAGCAACTACAGCAGCTTGTTTAAAACGTTGAAGCATTACTTGTTTTTTAGTGTTCATGATTGAACTCCTTACTTTTCAAAAATTTGCACTCGTATAGTTTTTAAACTCCATACGACTGCCAGACATAACCAAAAAGCGCCCCCAATTGTTGTAGCTTCGGCGTAGCTTAATGGTGGTAAATAAAGGTCAGCTTGACCCCATTGAAGACATGACTGCACCCCATTAGCATCAGGTGACGATAATTGCTTACAGACCATGTCCATTTCTAAAATCCCCAATTAGAGCCACTGGCTTGCGCTTTTAAACCACGCCCCCAAAAGCCAGTGGTATCTGTTATTTACACTTGTAAAAATGAATGCAGTAATCAGAGTGTTTTGTAAACTTTTTACCGCACTTCTTGCATGTATAAACAAATTCTGTCATAGTTAGATTACACATAAGTTATTGATTTAATTGACATATTATACATTATACGAAGCGGTAAAAATAACTATGTGTAATGTATAGCTTTATTTCGGTTTTCCGAAGATTTCAGGATGTGCAATGTTACTTGCACCATCCTCGTCTAAAACATCAATCATTAAATTACCTTTGGCAACTCAACTTGTTTAACGACATACTTCATAGATTTTCCTGAAGTAACCATTTCAAATGTGATATCAGCTTCTAACGGAAATTTATGTTGCTTAAGCAACACTAGATTTGTTCGGTCTTGCCAGTTAAAAACCTCACATGCATTACCAACCGCATTACCTTGCGATTGATCAAGTGGAACCTCACAGTACAAAGCTACATGATCATAATGACGACCATCGTCAGTTTTAAAATCAACAGCCTTAGCGCCTAAGATTTTCACTTTGTTTTTAAATTGCATCATTGCTACATTCTCCGAGCAGTTATAAGCACATGATCTAACCGCTTTGGATAAGCGAATTGATCAGAGCAAGAAATAATATTGATTAACTCTTCAGGTTCAAAAACCTGTTTAAAAACATTGATATACTTACCATATTGGTGTTTAAGGTTCTTAATGGCAGTATCAAAGTTAATACGTGCAACCTTTTGAATTGTTTCAATTCTTGCAGGTTGAATATCTTCAGATAAAAATGCGAAACATGGATATGAAGCTATGAAATACTCACTTGGAGCCAACAACATATCGAACGGTAAAACACGGTCAATCGACTTAAACTCAACTTCAGCACGTTGCCAGTTATCATTCGGATCACCTTCAGCTCGACCTTTCTCATACAAGCGAAGCATCTTGCCCGATTCACGTGCACCGACCATTAATGTACGTCCTTTACCGTTTGGACGTTTCCAATTGCCTTTATGCTCGATATTCGGCATACGGTTACCACAGCTAAAACCGCCTAAACCATCTTGCATATTGCCCCAATCAACATTGATCTTTTTACCTTCAAAGTCGTCATGTGCAATATCAACACGAGTTAATTTAGCTCGTTTGGCCATAGTTACTAAGAAGTTATAAAGTCTTAATTCCCAACCACTTTTAGCAAAGTTGCAACCACGGCCGTTAATCATAATTAAGATGGTATTACGTTGACCGCCAATGCAGACAAAGCCGAAATCTTCACCTAGTACATAGCTTTCTTTATAGAAATTCAGACCACCATGACGGCATGCAGTCGTTGAGAATCCAAAGATATGATGTAACTGGTGGTCCAGTTCCTCTACAGCAGCCGTCCAACGGTGTGTATCGATAATGTATTCATCTTCATTCCAATACTTATCGCCTAGAGTCTCAATTCCGATTGTGAAATTTACCCAGTCAATCACGGCAATTTCATTGTCAGCAGGCAGACGGCATTGAACTGGTTTAACACCTGAAGATGTCATCACCATGTGAGCGTATGGAATTGTGTATAACGAATGCTCTTGATACGGGAGATCGGCGTCTTGCAGTTGCGTATCGGATGTCTTTACCCCCATCTTATTAATGGGGAAATTCAATCCCCCCGATAAAGCTGTGGGGTTTGGTTGTTTTTTATACTCATCCATTAGCAAATCCCCATTGAACGGAAATTATCGTTCTCAGCCTTGATCGAATCGCAATACTCAGCAACTTTGGCAGACTTATAGCCCCACTCGACCATAGTCATTTCAATGTGAAAAAGAACGAGCTCAGACTCGTAGGCTGGATTGCCCCCAATAATTAACTGAACAGCACGATCAAAAATGTTCTTGGCTACGATTTCAAAAGCTTGTTCTTTTCCCATTGCAACAGCATCACATGCAACTATTTGACAGAAATATAACAGAATTGCGCGTAACACTGCAACGTGTGACACAATAATATTGTTGCATTAAACATTGTTGGGACAATGAAATGAAAAAATCAGACTTATCAAAAACTTATAGAGTTCGTGGGGAATTCGTTGAATCAATCAAAGAGAAATCACTAGATTTCATCATTGAAACCAAGGAAAGAATTGAGGAAGCGGATATCATTAACGCATTGATTTACAAGCATTTAAACTCAATAACATCGAAAGATGTAACAAAATATATTGAGGAAGTAAAAAAAGCAGATTAGTAGTATTTGTTGATCCCGACTACTAAAAGCCCCCCTGCTCTAGCCTTCAGATCGCATAATGCCGACTATGTAAAATAACGCCGATTTGCGGTTGGAATGATTGCAAATCGGCTATGTTACATAATCTGGCACACATTATACGAAGTGTTATATAGTTAACACTTTGATTCATATAGCTTTATTAAGCTGCTTCCACACCATCAAAGTCCAAAGCTACCAATACAGCTTTAGGCGCTCTACCTGTGAAATCCCAATCAAAGATCAATTTAGCTTTGCTCGGTAATTCCTGATGCATGTAATCATTAAAGAACTGAGCGCCTTTAATCTTGTAGTCAGTCGATTTAAAACCGATTGCGCCTTGTTCTTTCTCACGATCTGAATATTCTTGCAGCACAGTTACAACCGTGTTTGAAAACTCGATTGTTTTACCTTTATCGTCTGTAAAGTCTCCAGCAGCCTTACGGATGCCTGTAACTGTCATAATTGGATGTTGTGAATTATTCATTTGCTCACCTTTAAGCTACTGATTTAAATTGCGATACTGGTGGCTCATACCACTCAGGCAATTGTTGGGAAAAGTCGATTTCTACGAGCTTCATAAATGGAATGACATTTTTAGCCTTGTTGTCATGCAAGTTCTGCAAAAATGCCTTTGAAAAGCCACATTCGCAAAGTTCAGATAAATGTCTATAAAACGTAGGCTTAGGAAGCATTTCAGCTAATTTCTCTAAGCCATGCTCACGCACTAAACAGTACGTAGAGTAAATATTTCGGATACGTGTTTGAGAAACCTTACCGCTATTGGTAACGACAACTGGCGAGTTAGATATGGCTTCCAAAACACTTTCATCATTAATCAATTTCACAGTTTGACCTCTCATGGCATCAAAAATGCTGTGCGTTGCCTTTGTCCAAAGTGTTTGAAGTAAATCAGGATTTGCCTTCTGAAATGCTATGAGTTCATAAAGGTTCGTAGGTACTCCGTTACGTTCAAGCCAACGTTTTTTTAAACGTGATTCAAAACGTAATAGTCCGACCGTCCAGTTGATTAAACGTGAATCGGACATAACATCAACAACTCGTTGAGCTGCCTTGTCATTCTTTTTTGCCAGTTGCTTAAGTTCTTCAAACTGGGAAAGAAATTCATCATGCTTTAAATAGCATTTATGGTTTACAAGTCTGGACGTCTGACCACCCCAATACACAGAGCTATCAAACCGCTTATTGGAAAGTCTAGTTTGACCGCTACTGACATTAGCCAGAAAGTCCAGAATCTTTTTAGCCGTTGTCTGATCAGACAACTTGGCAGAATACGTAACGTCAATATGTGAAACCCAAGCACGTTCCCAATCAAGCATACGGGTAAGCACTGGGTAAGCCATGTGTAAGAAGCCAATCATCTCATCAGCACCCTGCTCTATGTCATCCGATCCAAAAACGTTATGGCCCTGCAACAACTTTGCAGGCGAAGCCTTAATCTGTACATAAGGTTCATAACTAGCATCGAAAAACACTTTCATCGCCATACCTGTGTAATGAGTCGGTACAGACTCATAAGGATGGAATAAAGCAGCAGCAGAAATCGAACCGTCATCATTCTTATGAACAGAACGAGACGCAAGTGGAATTTCTATGGTGTGAAGATCAATATCTACAAAAAAATAACGCCCTTCCGCATCTACTGAGTAGAAGCTGGATTCAAATGGCGCATTTATGCAAATATGATCTAGCATGGTTTAATTACGCATGTATACAAATAACATTTAGCAGAATTTAATACAATTACACATGAATAGCAAGCACATATAACACATATACAAGTAATATTGTATGCAAGTTAATAACCGTAAAATGTGATCAAAATGGCAGTAACAGTACGTTTAAATGACAAAGAGCAAGAATCTCTTAGAAAGAAGTGCGTAGAACTCAATAAAATTCTGATCAATAAAAATCTACAGCCGATTAAGGATAGTGAGCTAGTGCATATAATCCTTGATCAAGCTATCGATAACGTTGAAATATCAGCAAACGGAAAAGTTGTTGTTAGGAACTCTAAAGACCTCTAAAAATTCCGAAATATCGGAATAGAGTCCACCATTAGACAGCATATAGAAATAATAAATTCTCAAATTTGAGACTAGAGTCCACCATTAGAAGACGTGGACTCCCCCAACCTTCCAAAATTCGCATAATGCAGATTGATGTTAAAAAGCCCCGTGAGCTTGTCTAATCTTCTCACTGGGGCTTAGTAACATAATCTGTGCACC